TGGCGAAGTACCTAATCCAGGGGCAGTACGAGAGGCTGGATCCGATCCTGAGATCCATCTCCCGCTATCAGTCCCTGGGCGACGCAACTGCCAGACGGCAGGCTTTCCTCTCGGACCTCGCCGCCTCGCAGATTCTGACCGGACGAGGTCTGGCGGATGTTGGCGACGAGTTGGTCAGCGACATGGCTGGCACCGGGCTCATGTCGGAACTGGTCCCTGGATCTACGCCACGCACCACGCTGGGCTATCAGGTCGGTGACCTGCTGTCCGGCCGCATGCCTCTGTCATCTAGCCGGGCGTCTTATGCCGAACTGCTCAACGCTGGCAACTGGGCCACGGCAGCCAGGAAACTGCCGGGACAACTGGACCCACGGAATCTCAGCACGACGCTGGCCGACAAGGATGTGGTCAATCCAGTGTTGCGATGGAGCAACAAACTCGGGGACACGACGGACGCCATCAACCGGGCAGCAGGCTACATCGCCCTGCTTCGGCAAGGGCTCGACCCTATGGAGGCGGCCCGCAGGATCAAAGCCTCACAGGTGGACTACAACTCGCTCACCAAGTTTGAACGCAACTTCCTACGCCGGATCTTTCCCTGGTACTCCTACAACAGCCGCATCCTCAAGTACGTCGGCTCGGAGATCTACAACAACCCGGGCGGCATGTACGTCCAGTTCGGCATGAGGATGCCGGAACGGATGCAGCAGAACGACGAGGAGCAGTACGTCCCGCAGGCAATACGCGAGAAACTTGGCGTCAACCTCAACCGGCTTGCAGGCAACTCTCCACTCCTGCAATCAGCAGTGTCCATGCTGACGCCCAACAGGCCGGACGCGACTCCATTCCTGGTAGACATCGACCTGCCAGGGGCGGACGCAATCAACTACTTCAGCCCCCGGTTCGACCCCGAGACGGGGATGATGTCGCCGTGGCTAACTGCAAAGGAGACTGGCAAGAGCATTCTCGCCCAGACACACCCACTCGCCAAGGCAGCCTTCCAGTTGATGACGGACCAGGACCTGGCAACCAAGCGTGATCTGAGTGCGATGGCAACGACTCCGCAGATCATGCTGCGTGCCGCTGGGCTGGCGGACAAGGGAGACCCGCTGGACAGAAGGGCCAACCAGATTAGCCCCCTATTGGATTTGATTCCGTTCATGCCCCGAGTAGGACAGACTGTTCGCAGGCTCGCAGACTCCGAGCGGATACCGGACTTCAGCACCCGCCTGGCACAGACTCTGTTCAACACGTTCACTGGCATGAAGGTGCAGAACGTAACCGACGAAGCCAGGACACAGGACGCAAGGGCAAAGATCGAGGAACTGCTTGCTCCCTACTCAAGGTCCTTCGAGCAAAGGTACATCCCCAAGGAGCAGATACCGTTCCTCGACCCAGAGGTGGCGAGACTCTACCTTCTCGACAGGGCCCTCAACCGTGAGCAGAAGCAGCGGGTGCGGGACCGCAAGAAGGAGCAGGAGTCGTCGCTGCTGTACTGATCGGCGGCGGTGTCGGGCAGGCGTTCGGCAGCAGCGTGGGGTCCACATAGAAGCGGGCAGCCAGGCCGGGCGAGAGGTGCCCGAGGAACCTGCCAGCCGACCCTGGGCTGACCGCCTCGACCGCCGTGGCACCCGTCCGACGCAACCATTTAGGGGTGCCGGTCACCCCGGCCGCGTGACAGAGCCGCCTGAAATGCACTCTCAACCAGCGGTGGTGCAGGGCCCAGAGAAAAAATGTCTTACCGTCCCCTAGGACACTTAGGTCCCTGAGACACGACACGCACTCGGCACTCAGCACCTTCGCCAGGGGCTGCCCCGTCTTGTTCTGAACCACGAACAGCCGGTGGTCCCGCAGTTGCTCGACACGCAGCCGCAGGAGGTCGCTGAACCGCAGGCCGGTCTCGTAGCCGGTCCTCAGGAACGCCTCGAAAAACAGGTTGGCTGGGCACCCTGACCGCAGCGTATCCCGCATGTTTCTCGCGGCCAAAATGAGGCGACGCATCTCGTCCGCAGACCAGGCGATAGGTGTCTTGGTGTTCGCCTTGACTCGCATAACTCGGCCTATAGGATGATCGGTCAACCGCAGGTCGAGGGCGTACCGCCACAGGGTCAACGCCATCCGCCGGTAGTTGCTGCGAGTCGTTGCCGACTGGTTCAACGACGCCAGCCAGCGGTTGATTACGGAGTCTGAAAGCATCGACGGAGTGATGCCAGCCGCTTCCATTGACCGTGCAACCCGAGCCAGGGCTTGCCGGTAATCAGCGGACACCTCTCTTTCGTCGCAGTACTGTTGCGCAAGGGACAACACGATGACTACCTCTCCCGGACTGGGAGAGAGTAACGACGCGGGGATGGACCAAAACCCCCACCTGGCGGCCCATATTTTGGCGGGTTCTGATTACGCAGATCCTGCCGACACATGTGCCGTCGGTGCGGGCCTTATGGGCCACCGGCTTCATAAGCCGGGTGTCGCCGGTTCAAGTCCGGCCGCCGCTACTTACCTCTCCAGTGAAACGATTGACGCCTACCACTCCGACGCGGAGTGGTGGAGCAAGAGCCAACTCTGGGACCTGATGTCCCAGGGGCCGCAGTTTTTCTGCGCGCGGCATCTCGCCCGAACCCTTCAACCCTACGCAAGGGATGCCTCCCTAAAAAAGGGGACGCATGTACACGAGTGGGCGGAGCAGGGTGACGACGCCTGGTGGGCTCGTGTCGTCATCATTCCAGACGACGCTCTGGGCACCTCCGGTCGGCGTACCAAGAAGACCGAGGCGTTCGTCTCGACGCAGGCCGCTGACGCCATCCTGCTGAAGCAGAGTGAGGCAGACGAGTACCGGCGTCAGTTCGAGGCCATCAAGGCCAACCCGATCTTCGGGCAACTGAGCCAGCAGACAACTTCCCGGGAAGTCTCGATCCGCTGGATAGATCCTGGCACTGGGCTGCAACTCAAGTGCCGACCTGATGCCCTGACGCCTGATGTGGTGTGGGACATCAAGACGACCAGCGATCCCAATCCACTTCCGACGTTCTACAAGAGCGTTCTGAAGTGGGGCTACGACATACAGGCCGTCCACTATCTCGACGGCGTAGCGGCTTCTGGTCAGACCAGGACACAGTTCGTGTTCCTGATTGCCAGCACAGTGCCGCCCTATCTGTGCCATGCGGTAACTCTGCCGCAGAGGCTTCTCGACAAGGCGAGGCGTAGGCGTCAGGCAGCCCTGAACGACCTACATGCCCGAATCATGTTCGACCATTGGTTGCCTGAAGACTCAGGTCAGGTGACGGAGTTGTTTGTGCCTGAGTATTGCATGGAGGAATGAAATGGATCGTATGCCCGTGATGTACGGAGAGCAGTCTCCAGAGTGTGCAAAACTGTACGAAGCCCTGGCCAAAGCACAGGGCGAAATGACCAATGCCCCGAGGACCAAGAAGTCCCACTACGGGATGTACGCGGACCTCGCCACGGTGCGGGACGTAACCCGTGGGGCCCTGGCCAAGAACGGCCTGTGCATCATCCAGTCGGTGGTGCCCTACGGTCAGGAGGGGGAGACAGCGGTAGCCACGACGCTGGGTCACACCAGCGGCCAGTGGATCCGGTCGTGCATCCCCATCAAGGCGAACCTCACGCCGCAGCAACTGGCAGCCAACGTCACCTACGCCAGGCGGATCGCACTGTCCGCCATCGTGGGCATCGCTGCAGACGATGACGACGACGGTGAACAGGCAGAGCAGAACCACACCTCTGCAAACGCCATGAAGTGGGTGGAGTTGGTCAACAGGGCGGAGAAGAAACTCCAGAGCCTGAAGACCGACGAGGAGCGGAAGCCCATCCTCGCTCATGTCGCCACTCTCGCCGCCAAGGGTGAGATCAGGGCGGCTGATGCCAAGCGGCTGTTCGATGCCTATGGCCCCAAGGAGGAGCCCAATGCTGACCGACGAGCAGGTTGATGAACTGGAGAACTACATCGTTCGCTCAACGATGGACCAACTCCCGTCTCTGTTGATGCGGGCGATCCCGCTGTTGTTTTCAGAACTCAGGCTGGCTCGTGCCGCCCTGAACGATCAGACCGATGCCTTTTTCCAAGGAGGGAATACCAATGATTTGCCGAGGCAGGGAAGTTTCGACGGAGACGGAAGCCCAGATAGTGCAGGCGTACACGACCGAGGGCATGTCGGTACACCTGCTGCACATGAGGCACTACCCAGTGTCCCGGAGGCAGATCGAGGAGATGCTGCGGAAGCAGGGAGTCCTGAGAGCCCGCAGCACACCGAGGTCAGCGGACCCAAGCCCCGAAGAAATCGAAGAAAGGGCAGCCGAAATCCGCCAAGCGTGGACGGAGGAGGAAGCCCGGAAGCGGTGGGTGGGGAGGTCGGCTCAGTTCTTCCAATCCAGCCTCGTGGGTGAGAGGTAGTCATGCCCAAGTGCGAAGCCCTGCCGCTGTTTGACCACATGCTGCGGCCGTATCAGAAGCGGGCCATTGAGATGCTCCGTGCCGATTGGCGGAGCGGACTCAAGAGCCTGCTGATGGAACTCCCGACCGGGTGCGGCAAGACGCGAACCTTCGTCCTGCTGCCCCGGGAGGGGGCTCGCACCCTTGTGATTGTTCCTCTGATTGAACTCATAGGACAGACGGTCAGGTCCATACAGTCCCTGAGGAAGTGCCAGCCAGACGTTGAGCAGGCGGACCTGTCGGCCATCCCTGAAACCGAGTTTGTGGTGGCGTCCTGGCAAACGCTGATGCGGAACGGCCGGTACCGCAAGTTCCTGGGCAAGGTCGATCTGGTGGTGGTGGACGAGGCCCACTGGATGTTCACCGTGCAGGCCCGCGACATCCTCAATGAGTTTGTCGCAGCCGGTGCCAGGGTTCTTGGCTGCACTGCTACCGCCTATCGGGCCGACCGGCAAAGCCTGATGGGGCACTACGAGAAACTCTCCTACTGCTACTCCCTGAGGTCGGCCATTGAGGACGGATGGCTGGTCCCACCAAAGGCCAAGACGCACTACGTCAAAAGCATCAACCTGTCCAAGGCTGCGAAGAAGTCGGGGTCTGACTTTCACGCCGAGGAACTGGACCGGATCCTGCGTGGCGAGCAGGTTCTGCATGACATCGCGGGCCTTATCACCAAAGAGCATGTCGCCGGGCGGCAGGGGATCGTGTTCGCCCACTCTGTCAAGCAAGCCTGCCTGATGCGGGACATGCTGCTCGACAGGCACGGCATCCCGTGCAGTCTCGTCCACTCCTACCAGAGCGACGCTGAGTACGCCCGGGAACTCAAGCAGTTCACCTCCGGCGAGCGGGAACTGGTCATCAACGTCGGCATCCTGACCACCGGCTGGGACCATCCACCTGTATCTGAGGTCTTCATAGCCAAACCTACGAAGGCCCTGAACAAATACACCCAGATGATCGGCCGTGCCACCCGGACATGGGACTGCAACATTGACGAGTGCGAGACGGCCGAGGCCAGGAAGGCTGTGATTGCTGGCAGCAAGAAGCCGCACTTCATCATCCACGACCTGACCGACTCCACCCGCTGCCACCAGATCTGCTCGGCCATAGACGTTCTGTCCTCCCAGAACAAGAAGTTGAAGACCAAGGTCAAGGAAAAGACCGAGGGCGAGGAGGTCTCTATGGAGGAGATCGACGCCGCCGTGGAGGCCGAGTTGAAGGCCGAGGCCGAGGCTGCCCGGCTGGAGCGGGAGGCCGAGCGGAAGCGGCGGCAGGCACTTGTCGTCGGCGTCACGTTCGACTCCGAGGACCGCGACCTATTCGGCAGGCCCGACCGCAAGCATGCCAAGCGTCGGGAGTACAGGTTCCCGTTCGGGAAATACAAGGGTCAGCCGCTCTCCAACCCGGCCGTGCCAACGAGTTACCTGGAGTGGATGCTCCGAGAGGGTCGCCTGACGCCCATGTGGAAGGCTGCTTTCGAGAAGGAGATCCGCATCCGCCATGTCAAGAACAAGTTCCTGGCTTCATAGGTCATGGGATTCACGACGGAACTCACGCTGACCGAGTTTGAGGTGGCCGTCAACACGGCTCGCCTTCGGATCGTTGCGTCCGCCATGCAGAAACTGAACCACTCTTCCACATACCAGCGGGACCTTGTGAAGCGTCTTGATGAAGAGGTTGTAGGTGCCTGCGGTGAGATCGCAGTCGGCAAAGCCAGCGGCCGATGGTTCGTGCCCAGCGTCAACACGTTTCATCGAACCCCCGACTGCCTCGGAGACGTTGAGGTCCGGTCCACGGCGGTGCCCCACGGCTGCCTGATCGTGAGAGACAACGACTCAGACGACCGCCGGTATGTACTCGCCATCGTCAACGCCCCCAACGTCACGCTGGTCGGCTGGATAACAGGAGGCGAGGCCAAGCAACCCGAGTTCCTCCGAGACCCCCATGGTCACAGGCCGTCGTGGTTCGTGCCCCAGGATCGCCTCCACCCAATCACGCAGGAGGTGCTAAAGGCGTGGGCCGATTGAAGTGGTTTACGTTTTGACGACTCCGCCGCCGTTGTCACATTGGCGGCACCGCTGTTCTGTTTTCTCGCCTGGCATCAGCGGCCTAGAAATCAAAGCCTGCGAGCCTAAAGAACACCTGCCTATGCAGGGGTGGCTAGTCCACGAAAGTCGGTAACACCCGCACGAAACCCGGGCTCTGCGGCCTACTCAGTGGCCGAGACAAACCCTGCATCCCGGTGGTCATCCGAAGTCGTGCCCAGATAAGGCGGGTGAAGCCCCTGGTAACCCAGGATCTGAAGAGCCCTCTTCGGAACGGAAGGGTTGTAGGCAGTGAACACACATGTACCTCGATGTGAACACAGGTACTCAACTGGTTTACGGTTTGACACGACTGTTAGCCTGTACAGCATGATCTTAGAGCAGGACGAGGACGACGAAGACGACGATCCGGTGGCAGCGATGCTCGTGATCGGCAGCCCAGAGGGGAACGCCGGGCTCGTGGCCGCACTGAGGAACGAGGCCAATCGTGAGATCGTGGATGACGCCTTGGTCGCTGGAATTGGAGAGATTCAGTCGCCGGACACGGGCAAACCGCAGCACCCGATGGTGGTGTTGCGGACCTACGAAAACCTGCAGTTGGTGATGGACCCGGACATCCTGCGGATGATCGGGGCCTGGATGCTCGAAGCGGCTGAATGGCTAGAGGACGAGATCGAACAGGGGTGACGGTCGTGGCATCCAAGAAGGACAGGAAGTGGCTGGAGATCTACGCCCAACAGTGTGAGCGGTGTGCTGTCTGCTGGCACCCGAAGTACGGCAAAGGCAAGAGACTGGAACTGCACCATATCGTAGGCCGGAGAGGCAGGGATCCTCACCATCACAGAAACCTGATCATGGTATGCAGTGATTGTCACTACGCATATCACAGCGGCGGAGCCAAGTCGCTAACACTAGGTCACATCTTACAGGCGAAGTTAGAGGAGGACAGCGAGGTTGACATCCCATTCCTGGCTGGGCTCATGGGCAGGGTTGGCCTGCGTGAAGACCCGACCCCGTTGCCAGAGTGGGTCCAGAAGGAGCGGGCGTCTGCAAGCAAGTCGCCACTGTACGGCGGCAGGGAGGCCAAGTGACGAACGGGAAACAGAAGGGCAAGCGTGGAGAACTGGAATTATGCCAAGTGTTGAAAGGACTATTCGGATGGGATGTACAGAGATCGGTCCAGTACAGCGGGAATGCGGGCGACGCGGACTTGGTAGTCAAGCAGGCACCGGACCTGTTTGTCGAATGCAAGCGAGTGCAGGCCCTGAACGTGAACAAGGCCATGGCACTGGCGGTGACGCAGGCGGGGGCATCCAAGACGGCAGTGGTGTGCCACAGGAGGAACCACGAGCCGTGGCTGGTGACCTGCCAAATGAGCGACCTGATCGCGTTGTGCCAGATTATGACGCGGGCGTCGAAGCCTACTCCACCGGGGCCATCAGGAGCCTGCTCGGGCCCAGGTACGACCTAGTCCCGTCGGTCGGAGTCCGGCGGGTGGCCGAGGCTATGGCCTATGGGGCCAGCAAATATGGCGAGGGGAACTGGACCCGGGGAATGCCGGTCAAGTTCCTGCTGAACCACGCCCTGGCCCACATTTTCCAGTACCTGGACGGGGATGCCTCCGAGGACCACCTCGGGCATGCCGCCGCCAACATGCTCATGGCCTGCCACAGTGCAGAAAAGTGGCCGAAACTCAACCGGTTAGAGACATAAACACGGTAGGCACGGACGCCAACCCACGACGCAAGGAGGCAGAGCAGTGCCGGAAAGCAATTCCTGGTCGATTCGCTCCCTGGAGCATGGCGTTCACAAGGTCGAGTTCTCTGGCGGCAGGCAGCCAGAGATGTGGGTCCTCATCACTGCGGACTGGCACTGGGACAATCCGAAATGCAGGCTCGACCTGATAGAGCGGGACCTCAAAACCGCCAAGAGCATCGGGGCCATGGTCATCTCGGCCGGTGACCACTTCTGTGCGATGCAGGGGAAGTACGACAAGCGGTCATCGAAGGACTCCATCCGCCCCGAGCATCAGACCGGCAGTTACCTGGACTCCCTGGTAGAGACCGCCGCTGATTTCCTGAAGCCCTATGCCAGCGTGATGGGCATGATCTCCGTGGGAAACCACGAGACGGCCATCTACGGCAGGCACGAGACCTGCCTGACATCTCGGCTGGTGGAGCGGCTGCGGCTGGAGGGATCCCACTGTGTCAAGGGTGGGTACAACGGCTGGATCCTGTACGGTGCCAACTACAAGGGCAAAGCGTTATGTGCGAACTACAGGATGTACTACCACCACGGGTCCGGCGGTGACTCCCCTGTAACACAGGGCACCATCGCCATGTCTCGGGTGTCGCAGTACGTCGATGCCGACTGCATCGTGTCCGGCCACATCCACACCAAGAACCTTGGGGTGATGGCCCGGGAGAAGATCACCGCCCAAGACATCCGCAAGGTGTACGAGACCACTCTCGTTAGGGTCTCCACCTACAAGGACGAGTACGGGCCGCTCGATGGATGGCACATCGAGAAGGGCCGGGGGCCTCGGCCGACCACCAATCCCGGCTACTGGATGCGTCTCCGCTCCAGCCGAGACAACACCATCGTCGCCACCTTCCACGACAGCCCGCCAGAGGTGTGACATGCCCAGCGACCACATCTTCAGCATCCTCGGCAAGAAGGTTCCGTGGCGGTACACCCGGCTGCGGGGCAAGGCCGACGGCTGGGCGTATCTCAAGGACCCCGCAAACCAGAACGTGCAGGAGAGGGTCATGGTCAACGAGAAGTTGACAGGCAGGGCCCGCCTTGAGACGGAGATCCACGAGTTCTGGCACATCGCCAATCCCACACACAGTGAGGAGCATGTCACCCATGCAGCCCGTGACCTGGCCAGGATCCTGTACGCATTGGGCTATCGGCTCACCGGAGGGCGGGATGGATAGCCCCAAGATCGTGACGGTGAGAGTGGCGGCCGGTGACCTCAGGGTGGTTGTCTACGCAGACAACACGTTCGAGGTCCCGTGCATGGCATGCGACGAGCCCATGCTGCTCGGGCCGGACGACCATTTCAATGTGGTGCAGAACGTGGAGGGAGTGGTGATGGCCATCCTGTGTGCGGGGTGTGCCAAGAAGGCCAAGAAGAAGTTGGAGGGAGAATGAACCCGCACTGCATGCAGACCCACTCGGGGCGGATCGTGGACCTCAGTCGGTTCTGCGAGGACGACATCTGCATCTCGGACGTATGTCACGCCCTGTCTCAGATCATCCGGTTCACCGGCCATGCCCATGCCCCGTACACCGTGGCCCAGCACAGCCTTCTGGTGGCGGAGATCGCCCCGCCAGAGCATCGCCTCTGGGCCCTGCTTCACGATGCAAGCGAGGCGTACCTGGGGGATGTCGCCAGTCCCCTCAAGACCTTATTGCCCGAGTACCGGGCCCTGGAGGAGCAGTTCCAGAAGGTCATAGCCGGGCGGTTCAATCTCCCGTGGCCAATGCCTGGGCCAGTCAAGCATGCAGACCGCGTCGCCCTGATGAACGAGAAGAGGGACCTGCTGCTGACCCAGCATGAATGGCCTGGAGAGTTTGAGCCTGATCGGAAACTGCACATCGTCAACGTCCTGCCTGGATGGGAGGCGGAGACGGTTCTGAGGGAAGCGATTGAGGAAGAACTGGGAGGGAAGTCGTGATGGTGGCTTTGGAGCGTGA